AAAACCTATGACATTCTTTCTTGTGTATTAGACGAGAGAGATAATATATTAAAAATCAAACTTGCAATGGCAAGTACAAAACAGGAGAAGTCAGATGACAAACCCACTAAAGGGCGAGATTGAAATAGAGTTAGGCGGTGAAACCTATAAATGTAGGTTGACGATAGATTCACTGGTCAAGATAGAAGATGAACTAAATCTTGGTATCTTGGAAATTGCTTCTAATATATCAGAGGCTAAAGTTAGATTGAGAACATTACTTACTGTTTTACGTTATGCAATGCGAGGTGGCGGTAATGATTTTGATGAAAAAAAAGTTAAGCAAATAATTACTGATTCAGGCTTGATACAAGTTTCTGGTGTAGTTGCACAACTTATTGCAGATACTCTTACAGACCCAGATGTAAAAGAGGAGAGTGGCGCAAAAAAGTCACAGGAGACAACGTTATAGAATGGAAGTCATATATGCAAATTTGTCTAGGTATGATGTCTATGCGACCAGACGATTTTTGGAATTTATCACCTAGAGAAATGTGGGAAGCTATAAAAGGATTCAAACAATTTCACGGTGCTGAAAAAGAAAGACCTATGACAACAGAAGAATTAGATGATCTCATGGAGTTATACCCAGACTAATGGCAACAGTAGACGAATTAAAGATTCTTATAAAAGCCGAAACTAAAGGTCTAAAAAAAGAACTTAGTGAAGTAAATAAGAAACTAGAGAAAACAAACAAAGAAGCAAAAAAAGCTACTGATAATATGTCAGCAGGTTTTAAGAAAGTTGCTATAGGTGCAACAGCTTTGGTAGCAGGAACCGCAAAACTAGCATCAAGTATTGCGGCAGTCGGATCAGATTTTGAGGACTTAAAGGACTCTCTTAATGTTGTATTCGGCAGTATGGAAGCAGGTGATAAAGCAATGGGAAGAGTTTTGCAATTTGCTCAAACGACACCTTTCCAAATAGAAACAGTTACGAAAGCATTTATTGCTCTAAAATCAGCAGGTATAGAACCGACAAATAGAATGTTACAAACATTTGCAGATACAGCAAGTGTTTCTACAGATCAGCTAGGTGTTTTTGAAGCATTAGTTCGTATTACACAAAGATCAGCAGGCGGTGGTCTAGGTTTAGAAGAATTAAATATGCTTTCTGATAGAGGATTACCTGCACTTGTAATTTTAAAAGAAGAATTAGGATTAGCTAAAGACGAAATAGCCGCATTTGGTCAAACAGCAGATGGTGCAAATAAAATTGTAAAAGCACTTACAGCAGGCTTAGAAGCTAGATTTGGCGGTGCAATGGCAAACAAGATGGATAATCTTTCCACAAAAACAAGTAATATGCAGATTGCATTCAAAGAATTAGCCAACGAAATATTTGAGGGTGGACTTGGAGATGGACTAAAAAGTTTGGCAGATAGTCTCACTGAAATGGCTAACAGTATCACAAGATCTTTATCTGCATTTAGGGGTGTTGGTACTGGTACTGCACTTACAGCACCAGTATTTACAAGCGATATGGACGCAGGGCAAAGAAATGACGCAATCATATCTGCGGCAGAAGAAAATATAAGAAGATTAGAAGCAAGACTTGCTGAAGCACAAGGGCAAGGTACTCAAAATCCAGTAAGAGCAGGCGCACAACCTATTGCAGAGAATAGAGCAACATTAATAAGTAATATTAATGACGAGTTAAAAGAACAAAGGGATTTAATAGATCGTATCAGAACAGGTCAAGGAGTTCTTTCAGAAGAGCAAAAAGAAAACTTGATGATAGAAGGTGAACAGCTTAGATCAAAAAACTTTATCTTAAAAATGCTACAAAAAGAGAAAGGTAATATTGATGATGTAGCATTAGCATTAGAGCATCTTGATACAATCTATGCAAAGAACGAGGCATTATTTACCGCAGAAGGTATAGCAAGCAAGGCAGAACTAGCACAAAAATTGCAAGATATACGAGATAAAGGAGAAGAAGTAGAGTCAGCCCTTGAACAACTCCAACCTATTATTGATGAATCAGTAAACAAATTCTCAAATGACTTTGTGCAATCTCTCATGGACGGAGAAAATGCTATGGATAGTTTTAAAGATCTATTCAAAGATATGGCAAGACAGATCATTGCATCTGCTTTACAAATGCAAGTTATAAAACCAATCATGGACGCTATGTTTGCGGCAGTAGGTTTGCCTGTCAGTGCGGCGGCAGGTGGTGGAAGAGTACAAAAAGGACAACCTACATTAGTTGGTGAACGTGGTGCAGAAATATTTGTACCACAGACACACGGCACGATTATGAACAACATGAACAGTAAAAATGCACTGTCTGGTGGTGGAGGTATCACAGTCGTACAACATAATAACTTTGCTCTAGGTGTTGGTGCTACTGCAAGGGCAGAGGTAGCTAAATTATTACCACAGATACAAGAGTCAAGTAAGGCGGCAGTGTTAGAAGCGGCGGCTAGAGGCGGTTCATACAGAAGAGGATTGGCAGGTGGCTAGAATAATAGATATGCCAACAACTCCGAACTTCATTAGTAGTGAGTTTTCTTTATATAGAGCAATAGGACAAACAGCTTCACCATTTACAGGCAAACAGAAAACACAGGAGTTTGACGCTGTGTTTTGGCAAGCACAAGTACAACTACCACCGTTAAACAGAACACAGGCAGTAGAATGGCAATCTTTTCTAATGCAATTAAAAGGCACTACAAACCATTTTAAGTTTGCTGACCCTGATGCATTAACCAATCAAGGAACGTTCAATACAACGCATTTACTGGGCGACAAACGTATAAATGATGCTAATACAAGTATTACAGTTACAAATACCAATACTATAGAAACAAGTGATGCAGTTTTTGGCAGTGCTGTAGCAGGTGATTTTATTCATGTAACAGGTTTAGCAAATGATGCAAATAATGGAACTCACAAAATAACCACAGTAAACAGCAATCAACAAGTAGTGGTTGATAGTGTTTTAGTAAATGTAAGTTCTACTTCTGGTTGTAAAGTTCAACAAAATGTTAAAGGTGCAACTGGTCTGTCATTAGATACTACGAGTAGTTTTACAGGCACTATAAAAAAAGGTGATTACTTAGGCATCACAGCAGGGACGGCCACAACAGCAAATCCTGTTCAGTTAGTTATGGCAGTTGAAGATGCCACCCTGACAGATGCAAGTCCAGACAGATATTCTGTAAGGATAGAGCCAAAGCTAAGATCAGACTTAGCCGATGGTAATTTTGTTATTTTTCAAAACCCAAAAGGTTTGTTTCGTTTGCTTGATAATACGGTAGATTGGACTGGCGACCATAGATCTCTTTATGGTATTAGTTTTGGTTGTGTTGAGGTAGTGTAATGGCAACAAGAGCAGGTATAGACAGTGCAATAACATCTAGGCTAGGGCAAGACCACCAAGAATTATTTTTTGCAGTAAAAGCAGAGTTTGATACAGATGATATTTTAGTTTGGACTGGTAATGACGATCTGGTAATAAACTCTGAAACTTATACAGGTGCAGGTTCTTTACTAAGCATATCAAATGTAGAAGATACATTAGATCTCAAACCTACTGGTATATCTATTGCCCTTTCAGGAATGGACGCAGATGTTCTTAATATGGCACTTACAGAAAATTATCAGAACAGAGACATATCTGTATTCATGGGATTTCTTATGGGTGGCAGTAATGAGGTTGCAGGTGTCTTAAAAGTATTTGCAGGAAGAATGATGTCATTAGATGTAACAGACTCAATAGAGGGTGCAGTTGTAGGAATAACAGCAGAAAATAGATTGATAGATTTAGAAAGACCAAGCAACCTTAGATATACTGCTGAAAGTCAAAAATTTATAGATTCCAGTGATACATCTTTAAACAGGGTACAACAACTGCAAGACAAACAAATTGCTTGGGGACAGAAACAAGACATCACTTCTACATCATCTCGTAGGGAAGAATATGATACAGATAATGTTGTACAGAGATAATGAAAAAAATACCAGATTGGGAAATAGAATTTGATACTACTGTAAACAGAAATCTTTACAGACCTTTTGAATGGGGCAAATGGGACTGTGTACATCTTACTAATACATTTATAAAGGCAATGACTAATGAAAGTCTATTACCTAGAAATTGGTCATGGACAAACAAAGAACAAGCATTACAAAGTATCTTGAAGTATGGAAAAGGTGAAGGACTTGCAGAGGCCATACAAAATGCCATAGATCTAAAAGACGGTATCAAAGAAATAGATAAATCTTATATAAGCAAAGGTGATTTTGGAGTGCATTTAGAAGAAACTGAATTGGCATTTGTTCATGACGGATTTGCTTCACTAGGTACAGATAAAGATGGTTTGGTCATTGACTCAGATATTAACGTGATAAAAGCATGGAGAATAGATGGGTGACAAAATAAAAAAAGCCTTAAAAATAGCGGCAGTTGTATTTATTCTTTCAAAGATACCTTTTATTGGAGAAAGAGCATTTGTTACAGAAGCAAAGTTTTTTTCGTTAACTGGTGCAAAAGCATTAGTAGCAAAAGCATTTGCCTACACCTTAGCCCTTGGTCTTTTGACAAAAGGCATCGGCGGTGTATCAGGTAATTTTGGCAACAAACAAACAGGTAGAGCGCCAACAGAACCTAGACAAATAATATATGGACTTACAAGAGTCGGTGGAACAATAGTACATTTAGAAACTACTGGCACAGATAATCACCTTCTTCACATGGTTATATGTATAGCAGGGCATGAGGTAAATAGTCTGGAATCTGTTAAATTAAACGATGTAACTCTTACTACGTCTAGTTCAACAATAAGTGGCTCTACTGTTTTTACAGCAACAAACTCTGAATACACAAACACTGATAATGAAAATAATTTTGGCAGTGGTAGATTAGTACGGTTTACTTTTCAAGATGGTTCGCAAACTGCTGTTGATGGTTTTATGGACGCACAATTATCAACAATGGGTTCTACTGATAAGTTCACAGATATAGCCTATGTATATATGCAGTGTGTTTTTGATCCAGAAAAGTTTGGTGGTGGTATGCCGAATGTTACGTTTACAGTAAAAGGCAAGAAAGTATATGACCCTAGATTAAACTCAGGTAGTGGCGGTACTGCATGGAGTGACAACCCTGCTTTGATAGTAAGAGATTATTTAACAGATACAACTTATGGTTTAAAAGCTAAAAGTTCAGAAATAAATGATGGAAATGTAGCAGGCGGTATCACTGCGGCGGCTAATACTTGCGATGGAACAGTAACACTTGCAGACGGAAGTTCTACAGAAAAAAGATATACTGCAAATGGATTTTCTAATTTTGCCGCTAATGGTGCAGGGTTTATAAATGGCATATTAGAATCAATGGCAGGTAATATGTCATTTGTTAATGGGCAGTTTCAAGTCTTTGCAGGCGCACACCCTACACCTTCTTTAACAATAACAGATGATGATTTATTAGCACCATTAGACATAAGCACAAAGTCTGGAACAGGTGATCTTTACAATACAGTTAAATCCGTGTTTGTAGATAGTTCAAATGACTACATTGCAGGTGATACTCCAATCTACCAAGACTCAACATTTCTTACAGAAGATACTCCGAATGGAACAAACTCGGACAAACCGAACTATGTTAAGACAATGGAAAAGCAGTTGCCATTTACAACAACACATACTATGGCACAAAGATTGCAAAGAATTTCTTTAAAAAAACAAAGACTGCCTACAACTATAAGCGCTCAAGTAGATCTTAAATTTATGCAACTACAACCACATGATACTGTTAATGTAACAAACGAAAGACTTGGGTTTTCTTCTAAAATATTTGAAGTTCTTTCTATGGAAATGGTAGCACAAGAAAGTGATGATATTCCTACCATAGCAGTAGGTCTTATCTTGAGAGAAACCGCTTCATCAGTGTATGACTTTTCAACATCAGATTATCAAACACCATTAGCTTCTGGTAGTGCAGTAGCTTCTGGTACATTTCAAATTGCGGCACCGACTAATTTATCTGTAGCTTCTAATACAGAAGTTAATGATGTTTATAACACAAGAGTTGTAGTGGCATCTTGGACTAATAGTGCATCTTCCTTAGTTTCAGGAACAGAAGTGCAATTCAAGAGAAATAGTGCATCAAATTATAGTTCAATGTTTGCAGGAAATGGTGCAACAGAGTTGTCAGTAGGTGGATTAGAAGTCGGACAAACTTATAACTTCAGAGTGAGGCATTACGGTATATCTGGAGTTAGATCAGCTTTTACTTCTGTGGTTAATCATACAGTTACAGGTTCAGTCGTTTCAGTTAGTAGTCTTGATAATTCAAATACCACAAAATCTGATGTAGGCTTAGACCAAGTAGATAATGAAAGTTCAGCAACAATTAGAGGTCAGGACACGTCAGGTAATCATACAGGTCAAATAGGTGGTGTTGACAATGCTGACATAAGGACAGGAGCAGAGAGAGCCAGAACAGTAATAAACAGCGATAACAGATTCACAGGAGATTTCTTTTTTGACAATACAGTTCTTACTGGGTTGAGTTCTAAGTCAGCTATTGAAAGAGCATTAGCAGGATTAGACACTAGCGGTGACGTGAATAGAGCGGTTCCTCAAGCACAACTTACAAATGTAATAACCTTCTCAGTCAATCAACAGGCTTTCGTATGGTCAGAGATAAGTAATGCAGGTTACGTGCCAACAGCAACTACTTTCACATTTAATATTACATGGAAAGACGGTAACGGAACTACCGTTGCAACCTCAAGATGGGTGGCTACTAGAGACACAACAAACGATCATATAGATAATAGTGGTATCACTAATAACGTAACTGGCTCTGGTGTAACATCTTCTGTCTCTGGTGGTGATTCTACATTTATGACAGTAACATTCACAAAAGGTGGAACTCAATGTGCAGTATCTGCAAGCCTTGTGACTTTTACAGGTTTCAATTTCAAGAGCCAGTGATGTTGAAGATAGAAACTGATAACATTTATTTAAGACTTTTAACAGAATCAGATATGCCTATCATTGCCACAGCTATGACGGGTGTTCATGCTAACGATGCTTTACCTACCGACACAGATCAAAAATATTTCTACTACAAAGCTAACGTACAAAACAGCACCTTTCCTGCTACAGAAACCGTGTTGGAAGATACGAAGATAGGACATTTCAATATGACCATTTGCCTCAAATCAGACGACTCACCAGTAGGATTCTGCATCACAAGGTATGTCGGTAAGTCTGTAGAACAAAAGATGACAGCCATAATACCTGCACAGAGAAACAAAAAATACTACACGGAAAGCACCATAGCAAGGCACAGGTTTTACTACGACACACTTGAAGCAGAGGATTCAACAGCTATCATACCTACATCTGACACAGGCACTAACACCTCAGTACGTCAGACTCTTGATAGTCTTTATCAAACTAACGAGAAGATTTACACAATAGAGCAAGGAGAATACAGAGTTTCCAAGATTACAAAAGCTGAGTGGAATACATGGCTTGATAGTTCAAGCAAGAAAGACCTTACCTATAATCTAACTTGGAGTTGATATGGGGTATGCAAAACCAACAAGCGAAAGATTATATTTCAAGTTTATAGAGATAGAGGACAAAGATGCTTTGAAAGATGCATTATCTGACTGGAGAGCAGATGGTGTTACAGAATCAGATTATGAATTTGAACTACGAGTAAAAAAATGGCTAGAGCAAAACAAACTAATGAGAAGTGAAGGAGTTGCAGAAGAAGATGACATGAAAGTAGAGAATGTAATGAGAAGGGATTGTTGGTGGACTGAGGGCATATATTTAAGATCAGATGATACTTGCATAGGTTTTACAAGAGGTAAGTTTTCAGGCAATTGTTATTATCATTACGTTACTGTAATTAGACCTAGCTATAGGGGAAATGGTTACTTTGGAGAATGTAATCTTATGGGCAACAAAATACTTTTTACAACATATACGCACATAGAAAAGCAAATATCCATGATACCAGTTGATGAACTTAATAAAGAGAACTCGTATGCCTCACTAGATGCTCTTGGTACAGAAGAAGAGCAAGAGACAAGGACAGACAGGATAGCACCGACCACATATCAAAAGAAAATTATTACCAGAGATCAGTTTATGGAGTGGTACAACAAAGATGAGCAGAAGCCACTTAGAGATGCTTACTATAATTATGAGATAATAAACTAATGGTACAAGCAGTTAGATATACTATTGAATAGGAGGTAAATATGGAACAACACGGTTCGCCAAGATTCGGCGGTGATATGGATAGAAATGAGGTAGAGATTGACCTGAATAAGTTTATGGCTTTGCTACAGGAGAAGTCTGAACTTAAAGATAGAATTAGAGAGTTGGAAGATGAATATAATCGTAACCCATTTCAGAAGTTAATCTTTGTGGCTGAAGCCATAGACAGTTGGAGAATCATACCTAGAGCCTTTTTAGGTGTTTATATGTATCTGCTTTATTACACTACGTTCTGGTTTATGGACTTGCCAGATCCAAGTTTTGAACAGTCAGGCTTAATCTCAATAGTGGTTGGTGCAGGAGCGGCTTGGTTCGGTCTATATACTAACAGTCATAAATCAAAGAGCGATTTCAAAAGTAAATAATGGAAGTGTTTGACCTCATAGCAGAAGTAGGGTTGCCAATAGCAAGCGGTCTGGTTATGGGTTTCTTCATCTTTTTGGTTATGAAGCAAATCATGGACGGCCTTGTTGATGAAATCAAAACCATACAAGGCATAACTAAGATGCTGATAACGAGAGCCACAATAATCAATAACGATATTATTAAGATTGATACACAGGTATCAAGTGCATTAAATATAGCACCAGACCTAGACAGGATAGCAAGAGCGCAAAATTTTGTAGAGGACGGTACTATTGATGCAAGAAGGGATTAG